ACAATTAAGGCAATCGCTGAAGAACTACAAGTAAAACCTGGTGTTTTGAAAAAGGCTGTTCGCACAGCATATAAGCAAAATTTTCATCAAGCACAAGATGACCATGAAGTTCTTGAAACAATTCTTGAGACAGTGGGCAAAACTGAGTAATGTCGTATATTGATGCAATATACGATCGTGAACATGATCGTATACATGTTGCTGAACGCATAGATGGCAAAAGACAATTATTAGACTTTCCTGCCATCTATGAATTTTTTTATGATGATCCACGTGGTAAACATACAAGTGTATATGGCACACCTGTAAGTCGTTTTAGTTGTAAATCAGGCAAAGAATTCCATAAAGAATTAAAAATTCATAGTGGTAAAAAAATATACGAAGGTGATATTAACCCCGTTTTTAGATTTTTATCTAAGAATTACAAAGATGTAAATTCTCCTAAACTACATACCGCATTTTTTGATATTGAAACCGACTTTTGTCAAGAGCGTGGGTTTAGCCCCCCATCAGATCCATTTAATCAAGTAACAGCTATTTCTTTATATTTAGATTGGATGGAAAAACTAATTTGTTTAGTAATTGCTCCAAAATCTATGTCAATAGAAACAGCTAATGAAATTGTCAATGAGTTTGATGATACTATACGGTTTGATACAGAAAAGGAAATGCTAGATGTATTTCTTGATTTAATCGATGATGCTGATGTATTAAGTGGTTGGAATAGCGAAACATTTGATATTCCATATCTTGTAAATCGTATCACACGTACTATGAGTAAAAATGATACTCGTAGATTTTGTCTTTGGGATAAATTACCTAAAAAACGTACATTCGAACGGTATGGGAAAGAGCAACAGACATTTGATTTAGTTGGCAGAGTGCATATGGATTATATGCAGTTATACCGGAGTTATACATACCATGAAATGCATTCATACGCATTAGATGCAATTGCAGAATATGAATTAGGGGACCACAAAGTACCATATGAAGGTACACTTGATCAGCTATATAATCAAGATTTTAAAAAGTTCATTGATTACAGTAGACAAGATACTATGCTATTGGCTAAACTAAATGAAAAATTAAAATTTTTAGATTTAGCTAATGAATTGGCTCATGCAAATACTGTACTATTACCAACAACGTCAGGAGCAGTAGCATTAACCGAACAAGCAATTATCAATGAAGCACACGAACGTGGATTTGTAGTACCTAATAAAAAGAAAGCACAAGAAAGTGATACTAAAGCCGCTGGTGCATATGTAGCATATCCAAAAAAAGGCGTACATAAATGGGTTGGTTCCGTTGATATTAATAGTCTATACCCATCTGTAATTCGTGCATTAAATATGGCACCTGAAACTATTATCGGTCAATTAAGGCCAATAATGACGGATCATTATCTCGAAGATAAAATGAGAAAACGTAAAGGGCAAACTCAAGTCTCATTTGCTGGAGCATGGGAAGGATTATTCGGCACATTAGAATACACAGCAATAATGGAACAAAAACCAGGTGTTGAAATTACTGTAGATTGGGAAACAGGGGATGAAACAGTGCATTCTGCATCTGAATTATATCAAATTATATTCGATCCTAAAAGTAATTGGTCATTAAGTGCTAATGGTACTATATTTACATATGAACGTGCTGGTATTATTCCTGGATTATTAGAACGTTGGTATGCAGAACGAAAAGTTATGCAAAAGAAATTAAGAGAATGTACAGAACCTGCAGATATTGAATTTTGGGATAAACGACAATTAGTCAAAAAAATTAATCTAAATTCATTATATGGTGCAATTCTTAACCCACATTGTAGATTTTTTGACAAACGTATCGGCCAATCAACTACATTAACAGGTCGTGCTATTGCACAACATATGGATGCACAAGTAAATGAATCATTAACTGGTAAATACGATCATACTGGTGAATGTATTATATATGGTGATAGTGTAACAGGCGATGCTATGATTGAGTTGCATGACAGAACAGTGCCAATTGAAGAATTATTTAATAGTATAGCTAAGAAAGTAGTACACGAAAGTGGAAAGGAGTATGCTATAACCAATAACGAACACAATGTATTAGGATATGATTCATTCGAAGATGAAGCAGTATATAATGACATAAATTATGTTATGCGTCATAAAACAAATAAACAACTCTATAAAATAACTGTAGAAAACGGAAGCTCGGTTACAGTAACAGAAGATCACAGTCTTATAGTTGATAGGGATGGCTTTACAATAGATGTTAAACCAACGGAGTTACGTGAAAACGACTTAATTATTACTATAGCATAAATACTGCTACACAGATAGGAGTATCAGCATATGCCAAAATGTTTAGAATGTGGTTTTGAAGCGTCAAGACTACAATGGACACACTTTAAATATAAATGCACAGGACGTTTTAAAAATGGGAAAGAGTATATAGAAGCATATCCTGGAGCTAAAGTTGTAGATTCTACACTTGCTAAAAAGACAGCAATAACATTAGAAAATCTACAAACCAAATACGGTAACAGAGAAGGAGCAGAACGGTGGAATCAGTATCGCAAGAAACAATCTATCTCAAATACATACGAATACAAAAAAGAGAAATACAATTGGTCAAAGGAACAGTTTGATGAATTTAACAAATCAAGATCAGTAACCTTAATGAACTTAATATCAAGGCACGGAGAAATAGAAGGTACTAGCAAATGGTTATCATATTGCGAACGTCAAGGCTATACTAATACAAAAGACTACTTTGTAGAAAAATATGGTGAAATTAACGGTACCCACAAATATCAAGAAATTTGTATTAAAAAATCACATTCTATAGAAACAATAATGCTAAGACATAATTGTGATGAAAAAACAGCAAAAGAGATTATACAAAACTACAATCAATCAGAAAAATACTCTAGTAATATAGAAAAACAATTTGTTGATGAACTTGAAAATACACTAAAAGAATCATTAGATTATTCATACAAAACTAAACAATATTGTGTTTATTACAAAAGACCTTATTTTTATGATATAATTCATAACAACAAAGCAATAGAGTTCAACGGTGACTACTGGCATTGTAACCCTACGCAATATCCAAGTAATTTCTATCACAAACATTCAGAGTTTCTAGCAGAAGACATTTGGAAAAATGATAAAAATAAGATTGATATTTTAAAAAAAGAACGTAATATAGACACATTGGTGATATGGGAATCCGATTATATATCTGACAATAAAACAACTATTAATAGGTGCATTGCATGGCTGAAACATTAAGACAAAAAATTACAAAAATAGAAAAAGTATCAAACTCTTCTGATCAATATGTTTATGATATATCAATAAAAGATCAAGATCCATTCTTTTTCGCAAATGGAATATGCCTACATAATACTGATAGTGCCTACTTTAGTGCATGGCCTGTATTACAAGATTTAGTTGAATCAGGAGAACAACCATGGAGTAAAGAATTAGCAGTTGAATTATATGAAAACTTGGCAGATCAAGTAAACATTAGTTTTCCACAATATATGGAAAGAGCACATCATACACCTAGAGATAAAGGTGAAATTATCAAATGTGGGAGAGAAATAACAGGGGAAAGTGGGTTATTCATCACTAAAAAACGATATGCAGTATTAGTATACGATAATGAGGGGAAACGATTAGATATTAAAGGGAAACCAGGTAAAGTAAAAGCAATGGGTTTAGATCTTAAACGAAGTGATACTCCTCCTATTGTACAAGATTTTCTAAGCGATATTTTATTAGATGTATTACAAGGTGTTTCGCGAGATGATATCATAGATAAAATTAAAGTATTTAAATATTCTTTTCATGAGAGACCTAGTTGGGAAAAAGGAACACCAAAACGTGTAAATAATTTAACAAAGTATGGTAATTTAGAAAAGGTGCAAGGTAAGGCCAATATGCCTGGACATGTTCGTGCGGCATTGAATTGGAATTATTTACGTAACATGAATAGTGATAACTATAGTACACAGATTGTAGATGGTATGAAAACTATTGTATGTAAGTTAAAACCTAACCCATTGGGATATACCAGTGTTGGGTACCCAACAGATGAAACACACTTACCTGAATGGTTTAAAGAATTACCATTTGATGATTCATTAATGGAATCTACAATTATCGATAATAAAGTAAATAATTTATTAGGTGTGTTGAAGTGGGATATTGATTCTGCCACTGATATTGGTAGTACGTTCCAAAATTTATTTGAATTTTAAAATGCCAGAAATAAAATCGTCACAAAAATTAAGTTCTATTGTTGCATATATGCAATCTATTGGTTTCGATGATATATGGAAATATTATAAAGATTCAAATAATATGTTATATACATTAATGAAAACAATAGATCATAGTCATTATCTTGACCCAACCGATTTTGGACATGAACAAGGCCAACCATGGCAAGATCAAATTGATTTAATTAGAAAAGATTATGAAGATATATTATCAAGTATATCAAATCTAAATGATAATGCATTGCGCCTAAGAGATATCATAAAAGATACTATTAAAGAAGATGAGCAACAATATTTTGAAGATAGCTATACAATATACAATCAAGGTAAAAATGATACCCCAGACTTTATTCTAGATAGGACATCTAGAGTCGGTGAACATTATTATGATAAAGAAAATGATTTATCAGTTCGTAAAGAGTATCGTATAGCAGATACTCTTAAAAAGCGTATAAGTTTATATAGCAGTTGGAAATATAGTGGGATGCATATAAGACCAGGACGCAATAAAATAACAGAACATATTGTGGCATTGGACCCATTATACATAGTTGATGAACACATGGATTTATTAAAACCAACAATGGAAGATGTTAGTGCTGAGTATAGGAATAGGTTACGATTTAAAACTATACATGATTCTAATGAGATTATATATAAAGAATTCCCACAATCACAACTTGGATTTATATTAATTACAGACTTTTTTAACTATAAACCATTAGAAATTATTAAAAAACATTTATCAGAAATGTGGGGATTGTTAAAACCTGGTGGTGTTATTTTATTTACATACAATAATTGTGAATTACCACATGCTATCAAAAATGTCGAGAAGAAATTAAGTTCATATATACCCAAAAGATATCTATTACCTTTCTTAGAGTCAATAGGATATGATATATTATATACAGATGATAAAGATAATATTAGTTGGGTTGAAATACAAAAACCAGGCAATGTAATATCATTGCGTGGTGGACAAAGTATTGCTAAAATCAATACTTGATTATAAACAAAATTTATACTACAATACAGCATTATACAATAAAGGGAAAACAATGAGAGATTATTTATTAGACTTAGTAGAACACACACATGACTTGGGCTGTGTGGATTTAATTAAAATTACAGGCGACGATGAAAAAACAATTATCGATGGTATTGCAGAAGATCGAAGTGTAGTTGTTAAAGGAGAATTCGCATCACCTATTAGCGAATTTATTGGTGTATTTGGCATGCCCAATCTTAGTAACCTTAAAACTATTCTTAATATTCCAGAATACCGAGAAGATGCAAAGATTACACTTAAATCAGATACAAAGAATGGATCTACTATACCTGTAGGTTTACATTTCGAAAACAAGTCAGCTGATTTTAAGAATGATTATCGTTTTATGGTAAGTGATATTATCAATGATAAATTAAAAGGTGTAAAATTCAAAGGAGCAAATTGGCATGTTGAATTTGAACCTACTGTTGCTAGTATTCAACGTTTGAAGTTTCAAGCACAAGCTAACCCAGATGAAACCACATTTCAAAGTAAAACAGATGACGGCAATTTGAAATTTTATTTTGGAGATCATAGTACCCATGCTGGGGATTTTGTATTCCAACCAGATGTTGTTGGCACGTTAAAACAAAACTGGCACTGGCCCATTAAAACTATTATTAATATTTTAGATGTAACTGGTGATAAAGTTATGAAAATTAGTGATGATGGTGCTACTGAAATTACTGTAGATAGCGGTCTAGCTACATATAATTACATTTTACCAGCACAATCTAAGTAAATGCATAATTTATGTCCTGAATTTAGACATAAATTAGAATTACAAGGTTATGATTACAATAAAGTGGGGTCATTATTAGACCCTACAGGCACTAAACTGTACGTTGATATTCCAAAAAATGCCAGCAGTTTTACTAGTGAGTTATTATGGAATAGTGGCTGGATTCATACGAATGAAGATGCTGTCAATTTAATAAATCTTGATTTATTAAATGAGGTTGTAGTTATTCTAAGAGACCCTATAGATAGATGGATCTCTGGAATATCACAGTATGCCATGTCACATTT